GTATAGTTATATTCTCTCAATCAGATCCAAAACATTTTGGATATCCTCTTAATAATAACCTATTAAAAGATAAAAAGTATCTTAGAGAGAAACAATTTTGGCTTTGGGAACAATGCGAATACAATAAAGACGCATTTGTTACTGCAGAAGAGGTTTATAATACTGTTTTAAAAGAATTACGGATGGAGTAAGTAATTTTCGAGAGGCCCAGACTGCTTTAATTGCTTTACTCATCTTAGCCCTATATTCGGGTGGTCTGTTCTGTCTCATTGCACTTAATTTTGCTTTTGTCTCAGCACTAGCCTTAAACCCCTTTCTTGCTTTACTAAGGTTATTTTTGTGAGCAGCAGACATGGCAACTCCTTTGTTCCATGGAATTCTACCTTTCATCGTATTCGACTGCTTTTGTCTTGATTTTAAGGTATGAGGTGGACGATCTGCTATCGGGTTGGTATTCATGCAATATTGCTTACCATAGTGTAGATCTAAATATTCTTGCTCTCTAGTTTTTAATAACTCATCATTACAAACTATTTCTTCAACTATATATACTAACCAATTGTCAGGGTTAATATTATAACGTCTTTGCATATGAAGGTTTGCGTGTCGGTTCTTTGACAGGTCTCTGACATGTTCATACCACCGACGTTTTAAGTTTTTTGTAGATCCGTAATATACATGCCCACTAGGGGATTTTATAATATAAATACCGGAAATGGGGGGATTCCCCTGTAATAATTCTGTCGTCATGTAAATATTTATAGCTTTCAGTCTCTTTTTCTGTCGTCATAAACGAAAAGCTCAAAACAAGCCTAGGGAGACTGAAAGTCTTTACTAAATACTACAATGACAAATACGATCGGTCCTTCTGCATTTCTTTCTACCAATCTTAATAATAGAATAACAAGTTATGACTTGTTAGCTGAACGTATTTTCTTTCAGCTTGGTGCTCCTGTTATTAATTTAGAAATTGCGTGTAGTGCTGCGTATGATTCTATTGCTTATGCAATAGAAATGTATACTAAGTTTACTCCTGGCACTGAAGAACTATTAGTATTTGATAGTAGTCTTTATACAGCAGGTAAAGGTATCAAGATTGATACACTTATTAATAACACTTTAAACCCGGAACTATCCTCTATAACTTCTACGTTCCAATCTGGTTGGGATGCTGATTTAGAGTCCTGGAGAAAAGTTATTGATTGTACATCTTTTGCAGTAGGTTCTAATGATGGTGTTAATACTCTCTTTACTATTGAACAATCATTAGCTCAACAAATGCACTTTGCTTATAGCTTAGGTAGTAAAGCATTTGACGTTATATCTTGGCACATATTAAAAGACTGGTTAAAGACTCGTGAAAAGGTCTTTGCTATGCAGCCGTACTTCCGTTTTGATCCTAGAACACAAGTATTACGTATTACACCGGATCCTGGTTTAATTAACACTCAAGGTTCTTCTCGTTATTGGGCAGTTATTAACTGTCGGTTAGAAAGACCAATTAAAGACCTTGTTAAAGAGCGTTGGGTAATGGAATACGCAAAAGCTCTTATTAAGATCAATATTGCTAATACCCGCGGTAAATTCCAAAATACCCAATTATTCGGTTCAGGTACTTTACAATACGACACTTTAATGTCTCAGGGCGTGGAAGAAAAGAGAGCTCTTGAAGAGCAATTACTCACTACTCGTCAAGAAGACCAAGAACCACCTCAATTTTTTATGGGTTAAGTAGTACCCGGTAATGCGCTAGCTGTAGCACCTACTTGTTGTGGCGCTGCGACGCCTGCTGCAGGAGCTCCACCACCAGCTGGAACCTCTCCACCTGCTGGAACTGCTTCTGCTTCTCCTCCACCACCTACTGGACCAGCTCCAAATGCTGGCGGCATACCTGCTGCAGCACCACCACCCCCACCACCAGGAGCTTCTCCTCCAGCAGCACCACCTTGAGCGGCAGCTTGACGCCAGTTTGGTCCCATATTAGTAATTTGCTGAATTTCAAATACAAACCCAGCGTCTTTCTTCATCCATTCGCGGTTAACCTTAATTTCTTCATCAGTCCAACCCATATACTTCTTAAGCGCATAGGTCTTAGAAACAGCTTCAGTTTGAATTAAATCAGACATCGCCTTTACTTTAAGATCGTGAATCTGAGCTTCTCTAGCAGCGTGGAAGTACGTAGGTGGGTTAAACGCTACACTTATGTCTGAATCTTTAAGCTTATATTGTTCCCAAAGACCGCGAAGCTTTAAGTGGGTTATAAATGTTTCCTTTAACGAGGACGCAAACTGACGTTGGAAACGCATAATGAGACGAGCAAACTTGAGCTCTTCTCTTAAGATTTCTACTCCATCAGCAAACTTTGCTTCTGGGTCTAAACGGCTAGTAGGAACACGTAACGCCTTATAAAGTTTCTTTACGAAATAGTTAAGGTCATCGAGAGTACCTAAGTTTTGACCGCCTTGTAAGTTAGTTACGTCGGTACCTGAACCGTCTGGACGCTTAGCGAACCAGTAACTATCTAACATGGATTGCGGATCGTAAACGTTAACAGTCTTGCCTTGAGAACTATCGTAGGTTCTACGAGACCAATAATTTTGCATCAGACGTTTAATATACGCTTCTGCTTTTGGCGCAGGTAGATTACCAACGTCAACCTTAAATACGAGACGCTCAGGTGCACGCACTAAACGATAAACAACGATACTATCTTCAATAAGAGAAAGTTGTTTGTATGCTCTACGTGCTACTTCAAGATACGGTAAACGAATAGTCTTGTGCTCGTTCCATACATGAGAGTGAAAATAAGAAACTTGATGACGATCTAAAGGTATAAGTTCTTGCTTTGCAGTGTAACGATTATTAGTTGAACGATCAATAACTGGCTTACGAAGCATGAAGCCTTTAATAAGCATGTTCTGAACATTGTCGTAAATTGGATTAATATGTTCAGTAGGTATTTGTACTATACCAATAATACCTTTGTCTTTATGGTCTTCGTGAATTACGTTTTCAAAATAAATTTCAGCGTCAATTAAAATAGCTCTAAAATACTCAAACCCTTTATTATCTAAGTTAAATAACTCTACGAGATGTTGGAAGTTCTTTTGAATTTCACTCTTAATAACATCGTCTTTACCTTCTGAAATAGTAAGGGTAACGTATTTACCTTTATCATCTTTAACTAAAATTTCATCACAAATTTCGTCTAATGCATGGCTAATTTCTGCATAAGAAGCCATAATGCGATAATCTGCTAAACGTTTTGGCTTATCAGTATCAACTAAAGCATAGAGATAATCATGATACGCTTTGTTTATCATAACACCATCTAATGATGGTGTCGCAACTGGATCGTTTTGACCGGTAGATACTGCTTGTCTATAGATCTTTTCTTTTGCAGAACTACCAATACGATAAAAGTCTTCAAACTTAGGATTTAATGATGGGATATCATTAATAATTTGAGCTGCACCGCTATACGGAAGCTTTGTTACAAAGTTATTAAAAGCTTTAGTAAAGAAATTAGGTTGTGGAGTGTCAGCCATTTAGATATATTTACGGTTGAAAACGTTATTATAAACTATGTTTTTAATATTACCAACTCTTAGTTGTTGTAGCTATAGCTTGAATTGGAATAAAAGAACTACTCCAGTTCGTCCAAGTACTATAAGGAACAGTATTATCATATCCGCCCACTAAACTGGTTGTAATTAGTTGTATACTATTAGTGTGTACTATACCTAAATGTATGTTACTATCTGAAACCAACGTTGGTGCTTTTCTAATATAATATGCTCCTCCAGGGGCAGGAGATGCCGGTAAACCTACATAACTGTTTACTATACTATATGTACCTTGATAAGTAGAAGCACTAAGAAGAGCTACAGAACCAGATACAGTTGTATTACGAGTAGAAAAGCCTATTATATAGTTATTAGCACCAATTGGCCCAATTGCACTCACACTACCAGCGCTAATAATTTGAGCAAAATTAGCCGACCAACCACCACCGGCAGGTAGCGCCATTAAGGCATCAGTCATCCAGTATTTGGTTGCTCCTGTAACATTAATCATTGTTGCAGCGTATTCGCCACCAGTAACTCGTACCCATGAATTTGTCGGAGCTGCATCATATGCAGTTAATGAACCTGTACCAGTAAGAGATGCTCTAAGGGTATCAGCAGCCGGGGTAGGGGATGGTGTAGGTGTAAGGGTTATTGTTGGAGTACTAGTAGGCTCTGGTGTAGGAGTTGAAGTAGGTGTACTAGTAGGGGATGGTGTAGGTGTAGGGGTAGGAGGTACAGGAGTAGCAGTAGGGGTTGGAGTAGCAGTAGGAGATACCGGAGTCTCAGTTGGAGTTGGGGTAGGAGTTGAGGTTGGAGGTACTGGAGTTGGAGTACTAGTAGGCTCTGGTGTAGGAGTTGAAGTAGGTGTACTAGTAGGGGTTGGGGTCGGGGTGGAAGCCGGATACGGATTAAACCATTTTTGAATAAGATAATCCCCGCTTTGTTGGATCTCTACTGGAGTTAATTTTCTATTATATACTAATACTTCATATACATCCCCCACAAATGAGCCTTTAGCGGGTAGTAACCCTCCTACCCCAAAATACCCTTGATCTTGGCTTGAAACAAATGTACCTGTTTCGACATTATTAGTATAAAATGTGCCGGAACTAGAAGATGTAAAAGTAGCGCCTATAACCAACGGTTGGTTTAAATTCATTGCGCTTGTAGATTGAGTAGTTACTATACCATTATAGGTACCCCACTTATCAAAATTACCAGTATTAGCATTATCAGTAATTGCAAAAATAGACGCTCCAGTTTTATTGTAGTTATACCACGTGCTATATAATCCCATCCATGTATTACCCCATGAGGGTCCTGTTCTTTTAGCACATGCTAAAACTGTTATCTCAGTATAGGTGAGATATTTGTTAATGTTCATTGGAGATATTACCCCTGTACTAAAACGTAACGCAGGTCTAAAATTATTAGCCGATAATGAAAAAACACAACCGTAACCGTTAGAGCCATACCAACCAGCTGGATCAACCGGGTCAGGTAAAAATGCCCCTATAACATTTTGACCATCTGTAAACCCACCTACGTCTTGAACGTATTGAGCGTCTAACTGATTAATAAGTCCGTTTGTTACTAATGACATGTTATACTACTTGTATTCCTGAAATATAAGGGTATTGAGTTGAAAGATTTATGTTATATGAACCAGTAGAAAGCTTAGTATAACCAGCTTCATTTACTACTATAACATCAAAGAACCCAGTAGTAGCTGGAGCAGGATAAAACACTGTCATCTTATTATTACTATTAATGTAATATTCAACAGCTGGTATAACATTTGTTAACGGCGGGTAACTTGCTGAGAGACTTGTAGATGAAACAAAAGGAGCTGTAGTAGTTGTTCCGGTAAACATGTTATTATTACCACTTAAATAAACCGCAGTAGTAAAATCGAATTGATTACCAAACACTTCTAATGAGCCGGAAAGAGAAACAGGAGTTAACCAACGATTAGAATAAGGCACTTCAGGTACAGCAGAGATGACAAATGATTCAGTAGTGGTAGGGTCAGTTAGGTAATCTATATTCTGTAAAGTAGGCGTACCGGATACAGCGTAAAAATTACTGTCAATTTTAAATATTCTACCAACCGGGTTAGCATCGTATTTAAACAACCATCCTTTAATAGTAAATTGTGTATCACAAGTTACTCGAGTTGGGTTATTTGGAGTTTGCTCAACCGGGTATTTCATGGACAGATCTCCACTCCAAAGTACTTCAGAACGAATTTCTAAACCTGGTAGTCCATCTCTTGTCCAAGAGATAATAAAATAAGGGTCGCTGTATGGAACAAAATTACTAAGAATCTGATCCATATCAGATTGAAATTTAGTTAATATAGAAACACTAACAGTTATATTAACTGGGACTGGTTGTAAATTTTGATACGCAGAAGATTGATTGTAGACTGAAGTAGTATTATCAACCCAGTACTGCCCAACTAATTTGTTAAATACTCGAGTAGGGTCTCTACTGATATTTTCTATCCAAAACGCAACTGCAGGTAAAGTAATGTGTTGCGATTTGTTAACTAAATCGTGAAGCACCCTTTCTTTAGGAGCATAAACATAGCGTACTCCAATATTGTTACCTGGAGTTCTATATTGGTCATAACGTTTTACTATCGCTCCATCAAACGCTTGGAGAAATTGCGTTAGTAAATCCTTTACTTCCCAATGATATGTATACTTCTGCACGAAATATACTTACACGATACGATCCAAAAAGTGTTTAGGTAAGATATTCTTATTCTCAATAATAGTCTTAGCTGAAAGACCGTCTAGAATATAGGTAGTGCTTTCATCTTCTACACATCTCGTACAACGACCACATGCTTGGATAAGTGAAATAAACATTTTCATCTTATACCAATTCGGATCACTTTCGAATAACTTCTTAACACGCTTACTTGCTAAAGACGGATATGGTAACTTAACAATAACTTGCCATTTACCTAGATCTCCCTTGAGATCTAGACCCATAGTTAGAGACGGACTCACAAGAACCGTAGCATCTGTACGAAGAGCATGCTCTTTAATGATAGTTTCGTTAGTAGAGCCTTCTTCTCTAAACAAGAATCGTTTACCTTTAAGCGTCTTCTGCATAGTTTGCGTAATAGCAAACGAGTGAGTATGAATAATGCCTTTTTCGTTGCCGTGGTGATCAGATAATCCTTTAGTTATCTTAGCTACTTCAGGCAAAAACTTATCCATGGTCTTATAGTTCAATGGATACTTGGTATGGCAATAAATAGGACTTTTCTTAGCATCAAACGTAGACTCAATCTCTACATACTCAAACTCTTTAATGCCAAGAGTCTTTGCAAAGATATTCTTATCTACAATCGTAGCGCTCATTAGAACAACTACATCTGCAAAGTCAAACAAGCAATTAGTTAAAGAGTCGATCTTAAGAGGTGTAAACGTAGCACGCTCTCCATCTTTCTCTATGATATATTGAGTTTTATCCCAGTTATCAATAGTATGAATGATAGACTCATACACATCACGTCTAAACTGTTGCTTAATGAGCTCTAGTTTGTTATTTTCATAACGACTTCTATTAGAATAAGCATCGATAGCTTGCTTAATTGAGCCAGCAAGATCAGTCAACCAACCCAACGCCTTTGCAGGTACTTCACTTGCAAGTTTAGTAAACTCTACATTTGCTTGAGTAAGTCGCTTATAGTCGATCACCGTTGAGAAGTTCTTTACAAATTCTTCTTCGAGTTCAGAACACTCGTCTGCAACGATAATTTGTCTACGCTTGAGATGGTCAGGCAGATTAAAGAATGAAGCGTAATTAAGAATCGTAAACTTATCAATTATAGCGCTATTACGATCTTCGTAATATGGACAGCAATGCTCTTCCCAACACTGCTTCTTTTGATTAGATGAAATAACACACGGTGCATGATCAGCTGTAAAACTTGCATCTACATCGCATTGGTAGTTGGATTTACCTTTAAAGATAACAGCTTCCTTAAACAGATCTTTATATTGATTCTGTAAGGCCTTAGTAGTAGTTAATGCAAAAAGACCATGAGGCTTAAAACGATCCATTGCCCCAGCATAGTCTTCATCATAAGCATGATAGTTAAATACCAGATTACGAAACTCATTTTCGCATTCTTCTGTGGTATTAGCTAAAGTTTTACTAATAAAAGACTTACCTGAACCGGTAGGTGCTTGTACTATAATAAACTTTGCACCCTTATTAATTGCAGCTTCGATAGCTTCAAGTCCTTTCACTTGGTGTGGTCTAGGGGTGAAGCCAGAGGGAAAATACTCTAGTAGCGGTTTCTTAAGGGTCATGAGCTATTATTGTAGCTCTAAATCCGTTTAGTTCAACGGGGTAATTGTAAACAATGCGTTGTAAAACTTGCACTTTTTAACTTGCGAAATTGTTTTAAGGTTAACAAGCAAATCGTAATCCTGTTCACTTAAAGTCTGTAATGTATAGTCAAATTGAACTATATTATTATTTTTAACTATTGCAAATGGAAAGGGTATTTCAAATGTTTCTCTTTTCTTTTCTGTTTGTAGAATAAAAGAAACATAACAGCCCGATACTTTAAAATTAATTAATCTACCCTTCTTATAGGGTTTATTTTTAAGAGTTAGTTGTACGTTTCTCTGCAGTAACGGTTTAAAATATGTATCAAGTAATAAAAGCATTTTATCTATCCATAAATGCCAGTTTATCTGTGGCAGTCATCTTACTTAACACCTCACTAAAATATTTCCACCATTCTTCTGGTGGGGTAGTGGGAATTACCGCGACTACATCAACAGCCTCTGCAGGTATTAATCTATAATCCTGCATAAAAATATCCCACGTCAACACCAACCCTTTTTGTTGCGGGTTAAAATCCAAGCTTTTCGGTGCGCTTCTAAAATTTAATGCAACTCTACCTTGCGCACTATGCAACATAGTAAGATCATTAGTACATAGCATACGGCGGGTAGGCAAATCCCCGCGTCTAGGACGACGCCGTAGAAATTTAACTTCTACGGCGTTTTTGGATAACAAAGCAGCTAAAGCTGATTGGGATAATTTCATTCTTTGGTTTCGGGCTCTGCAACACCGAAGATGCGATCTTCGTTCAAAAAGACAATGTGTCTAAGATTATTTATGTTGCTAGCCTTCAAACCAAACGTGCTCGGAAAGATTACATGTTGTCCTACCTTAACGCGTGCTCTTGGTCCAGCAAGCAAAACTTTTGCTACCCGCCAAGCTTGATTAACTGCATTGATCGGTAACCAGATGTTTCCACGTTTAACCATAGTACCATCTTCGTTAATATCAACAAACTGACACATAAGAATATCATCAAGTACAGAGGTAAGTTTCCAACCAGTAAGGTTAAGATCACTACCCACATACTCTTCAAGACGTACTAATCCCTTAGTTACATCTGTACCAATGTCTTCATATGATGCCATAGCTTTCTCGCGATCGGCTTTTGGCATATTACGTGTAGCTTTGTCTAGTTCTTCTTTACCTTTTCTGATGTTGCTCATTTGGAATTTTTAAGTTAAATTGTTCTATGTATTGATTTACCTCTCTACTCGAGATTTCAAGGTTGTTTGCAACCTTATTGACATTGTCTTTGTTTTTAGTTTTTTCTTCGGTATCTTTCTTTTTCTTGATATAGCTAATGCGTTTAAAACGACAATTAGGAATAACCCCATGCATGTAGTTAAACCACATCTCTTTATCAGATAAAGCTGGCCAATGTCTATTGCTAGTTTCGTTAATTAAATTAGCAATTTCAGGAGAGTGCATCGAGCCCCACCGTTGAATCATATACGGTACAAACTCTTCACTCTCCCGAATATTACTTGTATCAGGTCCTTTAGTTTTAAAAAGAACCTTATTAAGATAATCAAACATCAAACAATAACCTTAGTAGTAGCAACAAAAATGTTATCTACCATAGCATAGAACTGCTCTATAACTTCATTCTGAAACTTTTCAGCTTGTTGGGAAGTCATATTAGTACTAAATGCAAAAGCAGGAGCCTTTTTACCAGCTGTAATATTAACACCGGTGTGACCGATTGCTACGTTTTCCTTAGAGTAAGTGATACTCACAGAAGCTTTACCTTTTGTCTGTACAATACCACCTTGGTTGTGCTCGGCGTGTACAATCAAATCGTCGCCCTTCATCTCAATAGGCTTGTTTATAGTCTTATGAAGGATGTTAGCGATAGATGTATTAAATAAGCGTTGGAAACAAACAGCTCCGAATGGGTCGAGGTTAGGAATCTCCCAACAGAAATGTACCATGAGATCGCTGTAAATGTAATCCTTTTCCAGACTATCTTCCAAGTCGATGAGGTTAAGAGTAACTTCACAAGGAGCAACGAATGAGACAATATTGCCAATAGGCAAAGTACGCTCACGGAAATACCGGTAAGCAAAGCGTTTGTGAATAAATGATCCATCATATATCTTTTGATCGTTAATAATCATAGTAGTATTTTAATGTTAAATTGAATAACCTCCACGGTTAAATTTGTTTAAAAACCATTGTTCCCCTTCTTGCCAGTCTTTAGTAAAGTCCTTTAGACCGGGTGATGAGTGGGTGGCTTGAATGTTAATAGTCCCGAGCTTGAGCTTGTGTTTATTACAAGTTAAGCTAAAATCTATATCGTAAAAGTGAGCAACACAGGGGTTGGTTTCGTCAAATAAAGCTCCTGCTTTAAATACCTTTTTAGGGTTAAATGCTAAAAATAAACCATCTAAAATAAGAGCTCGGCCGGGTTTACCAAAGTGTGTAGTAAACGTACTATTATCTGCAAAATTAACATGGTTGACAGTGCCAGTATGCTTATCTCTTGGCCCCATTATATGCCACAAGCAAGGCTGTCTGATAGAAGCTTCTGAAGTGCCTGCTAGACCTACTACATCGTATTTTTCTAGACCAATATGAAGTTTGTTTATCCAGTCTTTATCAGTAATAACTACATCATCGTGTACTAATACTAGAATACAATCTTCATTAGAGAGATTTTTAATCTGCTCATTATATCTTTTAGTGAGTTTTTCTTTGTTGTTAAAATAACATCTAGCGTGCACCTTGTTGTAGTCTACGCTATTAATAATACAGTATTTTCCTTTCTGTTCAGAAAGGGTAACAACATTAAGGTGCTGCGAGCAATAACTAAGGTAAACGTTCATTAGTCAGTGATAACGCTAGTACGAGGAAGGTTAGGAAATTCTTTAGAGATGTCCTCTACAATCTTTTCATTATCGAAAAGTCCACCCTCAAACAGATAGATATCATCTAGTTTAATAACTGGATCATTAAGCTTCTTGGCTAATTCAATCATTAAATTAGACTTCGCAGGAGACCACTCAGCGCAGATATCTGCACTTGCTGCAAACAGCAAAACCTCAACTATTAGTTTTCTTTCCTCTGTCGTAAATTGTGTGCTCTTCATACCTACATATGATAGCACCAATTTTTATTAAATCTACTTTGCTATTATTTGTAGTATAATTGAAGTAAAACTGGAAATTAAAGCCACAAAAATAGCGGTTTTAAACTGCCAAGACAGCTTATCTTTTTCTTCAGAGATCATACGGCATTGATGCGCAGTATGTTTTAAATCTTGAATCTCGTTTTTTAATTCTTCACTAATATGCTTAAGGTCGTTATTAACAGTAATAACCTGCTGTACTAAACTTGGCTGTCCATTACCATCTCTAACAATTTTACTTAAATTGGCAAGTTCAGCTTTTACATTAACTATATCTCTATTAAGATAGTCAATAGCGGTATTTCTATTATGGGACGCTCTAGGCATGCCATTATTTATAGAACGAAGTACGGTGAGTTATAACGAAACGGTACAGATTTGTATATCTTATTGTAATTTTCTATTTTATAGATATATCCCTCTTCAATACTCTGACTACCTTCGAACTCGGTAGAACAAAAATCTCCACTCTCAAAGTTAGCAAAAAGTGTACAACCGGAACGGCAGATAAAGACTCCAGGAGTATAAGGACTCCACATCCACAACGCAAAAGTACCCTTAAGTAGCTCTAAAGCGTCTTTCATTGGCTTAATAGATAATAGTCTCGGTATAATACAAGAATCGGTTTTATAGGTAAAGTCTTCTTCAGGGAAATATTCTTTACCGAGCACGTGAAAATTACTAATAATACCGTTATGAGCTATAACCCAATCTTTATATCTGAAAGGATGATTGTTATCAGGTACAAAACCTTTTGTTTCAACCGTAGGGCCTCGAGAATGATAAAGATAGTACAAGCCTTCTAAAGAGATACCCGGCACAGTAGGAACATCTACTGCTTCAGAAAATACCCCTAGGGTCTTTCTGCAACTAGTAGACTTTGCATCATCTATAATAAAAGAACCGGAGCTATAATAGCCCCGGGCAAGGTTGTCTTGATAGAGCTTAAAAGCTCTGTCTTTATTCATTGAACCGGCTATACCGCACATATTATAGATAGTTTAACTCTTTACAGCCAAATTGCGACCAGGGAATTTGCTTTTTATAAGCAATAGGATCGATTGCTTTGTTATCGATAAAGCCTTTAATGCGAGCTGAACAAGATACACATTCTCCACAAGCAGGATCAGTGCCTTCATAGCAAGTATGCGTTTGTCTAAAGTCTACTTCCAAATCAATACCTTTCTTAATGACTTGTTCTTTAGAGTAAGCCATGAACGGAGCATTAACTTTAATAGTGTTCTTACGATTTAATGCATAAAGGTCGTTAACCTTACCGAGAAAATGCGAAGTACAATCCCAATAGCCAGAATAATCGTCGGTTTGCACCGCACCATAAAACAGATCTTCAGCACCAATACTTTCAGCCCAACCTGCTGCAGTCGTTAAAAGCAATAGGTTTCTAAACGGAACATAACTCAGAGGTTGAGCATTGCCAATATCATCTCGTGCTTTTGGTATCTTAAGATCAGTATTAGTAAGAGCGGACATCTTTGAAATATCTCTAAAGAAATCCATATTAACAATCTTATGCTCATTGACACAACAGTCTAGCGCCTGAAACTTAGCGCACTCAATTTCTCTAGCAATCCGCTGACCGTAATTAAAGGTAATAGCGTAAACCTCTTTATAATCAAGCTCATGGGCAACATGATGAAGTAATACAGAGCTATCCATACCACCGGAAAGAATAACGAGTGCTTTAGACATACGTAAATAATAGGTTAATAGTGAGAATATTCAAGTAGATTTGATAAATATTAGCAACTATGTCAAAGTTCGCAAATACATTTTTAAAATCCCTTAACGAAGAAAAGGAAGGTAACGCTTTCACAAAAGCTTTAGCTAAAACTAAAAAAGGTGGAAAGTTTAAAATTAATGGTAAAGAAGTAACCGACACTAGCAATTATGATGACCATAGTGTAAAGACTGAAAAGAAAAAGATGGGCAAGAATGCTCCTTATGCTATTGGTATGGCTCAAGCAATGAAGTCTACTGGTGATAGACCCCCACTTAAAAAGTCTACCATTAAAAAGGGACATAGCATAGCAAAGAAAATAATGAAAGAACAAGCTGAAGGTGAAGATGATTCTGCAGCTTGGAAAGCTTCATTAGATAAAGGTACCGACCCGACAGATTTTGAAACCCCAGATAACCCACAGATTAATATTGACTCTTCGGGAGTAGATGCTGCTCGTTCATGGGTTGAAAAGCTCGAAAACATGGCTGAATTCGTTAATGGTACAGGTCCAGAGTCTCTTAATTCAAAAATTAACGATCTTGAAATGAAAAATTCAGTTCCATTTCGCGGAGTTGTTCGTCGTGAAGAAAAGCGTATTACTAAATTAGCAGAAAACCTCCGCGGTTTAGCAGAGGTATTTAAGTCAGTAATTATTGGTTCTCAAAAGAAGATTCAAGACGCTACTGCTACCCGTTAATAACAAGTTCCCTTAAAGCTTTAAATGTCTCGGGAAATTCATTCTCGAGACATTTTTTTATGTCTAGAGCTATATCTCTATGCTCTTTTTGTGTACCTTCTGCGCAACGTAGTTCAAGATAATGAATCCAACTACGCAACGAACCAGTCATATAAATAGTAGTTGAGGTATTAAGAGGAAGAATCATACGAGCACTCTCTTTTGCAATACCTGCTTCAATTAAAGTATCATAGGTACCTTTAACAAGGTTTTGTAAATTATCTACAGTCGCCTGCAAATGGGCGGGTAATTTAATCGATTCGTCTCCTACTTGTCTATTAGTCTTGCCTTGTTTTCTCCATTCAATCTTTTCAAGGGAGGTAGCTTGGGCATAGCGCTGACTAAATTCTTGAAATGTGAATGAACGGTGACGAAGAATTTGTGCAGCAATAGCTCGAGATGTTTTAATCTCAAACGTGCAACTTACGTGCTCAAACGGAGACCAGTGCTTATGTTTAATAAGGTAGCGAATAAGCTTGTAACCAGTTTCAGTATTCATCTGATTAGCAGGGTTGCTTACTCGAGCAATATATACAATAAACTGTTCGGGTGTGAAACTGACTGGAGAAGGTTCTCCTGCAGGTTGAAAAATTGACGGATTGGTTACAGCAATTAGTTTAGTTTCCATGTTTAATTTGTGAGTGTTGAATAAGTCCTTTCATACCAGTGTAGGTATGCTTAATAATAAATTCAGGTTTGATTTCGTCTTTTTCTAAATGTATACAAAGTTCGTTTAGATCTTTAAAATTAATAAGTTCTTTAGGCCAAATAAACACGCTCTCACCTTTATCGAGAAGTTCTTTTGTTACCTTATAAGATGTCTTATCGAGCCATTGATTGTCTAATACGTAGACCAGATTGTGAATAGGGTACAATGCATTAATTCTACTCAATTGATCTTCGGTAGGATTAATACCTGCAAGAGCTACGCTATTACGTAAAAACATAGCATCTATAGGACCTTCTTGCAAGAAGATATAATCTAAATCAGTTGTAACTTTGTCAAGATTAAAAATAGCTTTATCAGAATTAGACTTCGATAGATACTTTGCAATCTCAGCATCCTTATCATACAGAGCTCTAGATTGATAAAACTCTACCTTAGCAGATCCGTCAGGGGAATAAAACGGGAATACAACACGATTCTTATGAGTGTAATCAGTTAGACTGATCCATAAAGATCTTGGTTTATTCACAGCTGTATCCAATCTTCTATTGTGTATAAACTCAAGAGCATCTTTTATAACCTGATTCTCCTTATAAAAGGATATCTGATTATTATCAAATAAGTTGATACTATCTTCTGGTAAAGACTTAGGGGTGTACTTCTTATAGAAATCCGACTTAACGATAATCTCTTCTACAGTAGCAGTATGTACTTCTGACTCCACTAGGATTTCTGAAATAGACATACCGGTTTGTTCTTTGACAAACTCTAAACCATTACGACTTGTATTACAGTTATGGCAATACAAATGATCTTCGTCTGGGATATAAAAGAAACGACGTTTCTTACCAGCACTCTTACCTTCGTGACAATAAGGACACTCTCCTGTATACGTACCTGCATTCTTTTTAAATGTAGGTCGCTTACAGTATTGGTAGAATACTCGTATAACTAGGTTTTGAGATATTAACACAGGTAAGTATGTATAATAGTATGAGCAGAATTAAAAATAGCAAATTTATCCAAGGTGTTTATACCCCTATTAATGGATCCAAGTACAAGGGTAATACCAATCCGGTTTATCGCTCATCATTAGAAAAGAAGTTCTTTTACTTTTTCGATAGTAACCCTAACGTGGTTGCTTGGGCCAGCGAATCAGTAGTTGTGCCTTATTTTAGTTCTATAGATAACAAAGTCCACAAATACTACATAGACCTAATTGCGGCTATAAAAGACCAAACTGGTAATATACAGAAGTATCTTATTGAGCTTAAGCCTCATGCTCAAGTACAGCCACCACAACCTAATATTAACAATACCAAGAAAAGAGGCACAGTATTGTATGAAAACTTAATGTGGGCTAAGAATCAGAGCAAATGGAAGGCCGCGGAGGAGTACGCGGCCAAAAAAGGTATGAAATTTATTATTCTTACCGAGAAGTATCTTACAACTCCGTAGGGTCAATAGGCTCGTCACGCATATCAACCTTACCAGTTGGTTCATCCGTTTCCTCTTCGTCGTCAACAGAACGACGTGCCTTAGCTACCTTAGCCTTACGAGCAAGGTATTCATCTCTCTTAGCCTTAGGCATCATCATAAATGCACGAAGCTTAGCAAATTTTGCTTTCTTTTCATCTGCCTCTGGGTCAAAAGCTGGTTCATCATCAGAGACATCAGAACCTTTAGCTACAGCCAACATCTTTTCAACCCGACTCGAATTAGTGATATACGGAAACTTAACTGCAAGAGGGCCAGAATTAAGACCTTTAAGATGAGTAACTACATCTTCAACAGTTGCATCTGGATTAACAGACACAAAATCATCAATCGCTGCTTGCGTCTTTTGCGTAGAAGCATCTCCCAACTCTGGTTCATCGGTAATCTCATCTGGCGTGATATCTGGTGTTACAACGGCACTACCAGACATACCCTTCTTTACAAGAGCACGAGCCTTCCAATAAGGCATACCTTGTGCTACAAGCTTTTCAATTTCAGGGTTACCAGCGCGACCGCGCTTACCTTCCATTTCTTCACTAGCTACAATAGTAGGGGTAATGTTTTCAGCGATGGTGTTGGCGAGTTGATTGAATTTCATACGAATAATATGAATACTTACTGTTCTCCAGTCAACTTCTTTCTTAAAATTTCTTGTTGTAAGAAGTCCGTTACAAGAGAGTCTTGTTCACCGAAAAACTCTCCTTTCTCATTGATATACATAGACATCATAGCAATACGCTCTTGTCTACTTCCGAAGATTGGAATAATAGCAGGGCTATCTTTTACATCGAAAAAGCGAGAACCTCCCTTTTCCCATGCTTTATAAATCCCTTCAAACAAATGACCAATCTCTGAACGATAAACCGGGTCGATCTCTCTATTAGGAGCTTCCGTTAATGCGCAATCGTTTTCCTTACAAAACGGAAGATAGAAAATAATTGAGTAGAACTTTAATGCTTCGCGTACTTGTATAACAGTTTTATCAATAAACTTTTCGTCAATATCAGACTCGTTTTTATCGAAAAGCCAAAGAGAATAAACAAGATTGTCTAGCGGGGTACGATCAAACACCATCTTTTTCTTCCCGTAATTAGCCATTGCTTCGTCAACAAGAAAATTAAGGATAAGTTCCTGTGACTCTTTTGTACCTTTTTTGTTTACAGGTAATTTCTTTTCCTTAATTAAATCTCGATAAGAACGAGTAGGGATTTCAAATACCGGCCACTTTTCCTTCATGTCCTGTATAAGAGTGGACTTACCCACACATTGAGTACCAATAATACCAATTTTATTAAGCTTTTCCATTTGTTATGATTTATACAAGCTCTTCCACTATGCCAAGTATTTCAGCTCCAATAAAACCCACTCCAGCAGCTGCAATACTACCATATACTAAACAAATACCTGCAACAATACGAAGTACACTTTTAATAATGCTAATATTGCGGTGAAGCTTTGGATCAGGAATATAATCTTTATCATTCATATTAGACCTTAAGAGCTCTATCCCAGATTTGAAGATGTAGTCTATTAGAGAACTTAAAACCATGCTTCTTACAAATTTCTGCAACAATAGGACCTACCTCAGTAAGTTCCTTACGGGAACCACACATAGGCATAATCCATACCTGATTTTTACGAACGTAACCTGGTTCAATGTAATTTTTATACAATTCATCCAAGTGCTGTTCTTCTCGAGCAACAAACTTAAAACACGCTCCTTCTTCACTTAAGAACTTTAAGACTTCAGGCTTGTATCTCTTTTCAACCGGGTCTCCATTATTAGATAGTTTCGGTGAAGTAGTAAACGTTGCTATCCACTTAGCACTTTCAATCCATTCCTTATCAGGCATAATGGTAGCATTCGTTTCGAAATCGATACGCAGAGTTGGTTTATTTTCATTTTCTGGTGTAAACGGCTCATCATAATCGAGAAACCCCCAACGTGTTGAAATAAAATTACAAAACTCAAGAAGAGATTTCTGCTGAATAAACGGCTCGCCGCCAGTAATTTTAAGAAGTGCACCTTCACGAAGACGTTCGTGATAACCGTTTTTCTCAAAATATTGTGCTATCTCTTCAAAGGTCATTTTATTCTTCTTAGACCAGCTCACGTAACTATCACAACCAAAAGGTGCATCCTCACTCTTAAACCCGATACAGGTAAGATTGCACATAGACAATCTCATAAACACTGAAGGCCAGCCAATATATTCTCCTTCTCCTTCGAGGGTGTAAAAGACGAAATCGTCTGAAAGGAATAAAGTTTTATTTTCGGTACTCATTTTTAAAATATAGATTAATTCTTAGCTTTTCCACTCGGTAGGTTGGTCACGTCCCATTTCATAGCATGCACTATTACCTTCGTGCTCCCAAACCTCTACCTTAGTGCACCAGCAACGCCCCTTAGTTAAAGCCTCTACGTACTCGTTTGCTACCCCGTAGCAGAACTCAGCAAACTTTTCAATACCCACTCCATCGTCAAAGATTACAAGCTCGACCATCTTACGTTCTTCAAGCTTTTTAAACATATCGAGGTCTGGATCCTTAGACCATACGACTGTCTTGTGATCGAAAGTTTCTTCAAGTAGTGTCTTAAGGTTCTTAAGACCACCAAAATCTACTACCCAATTGTTCTTATCTAAATGATTACAGCTAAACCAAAATTTGGCTTGAAGCCGGTAACCGTGAATAAACCGACAATGACTGGTAGCGAAGGGTTGACGGAATGCACAAGAGCCGAGAGGTATAACTTTGGTAGAACTATATTTTCCCATAAAGTAATATTAACCTAAACTGTAAGTTAATCTACTTTAAATTAGAAAGATTGTTGTGTATCCACTGAATAAGACTCTCTTCAGGTATATCCGGCGGGCTACATACCATGGCATTATTTTCTGTTTGGTCATCCTCAAACATGCTTTTAACAATAGTGTTCTTTTCCTCTCGAGAGTCAATACAATAGTAAAGTTTAGCACGTTTATCTTTTATTATAGCT